GTCTATCCACATGCCGTCAGTGTTGCCCGACTCCTCTTCGCAGTCATTCCCTTTCGCTGAGCGATCGATTGCATTACCGGAGTTCTCATCGCAGGGCAGCATGAACACATACTTGCTGGATATTGCCATTATATAACCCTATTTACCTGATTTAACTTTATAAGAACGCCGACAACGTGCCGACCAATACCGTCGAGCCCGTAGCATTAAACTGCCGTACCGCGAAATCCTGCCGGCCAACTACGGTGATCGTATGAACAAACACCGAGCCGTCTGGCATAACAAAGGCAACATCACCCAATGCCGAAGCCTCAAAGAACCGCGCGCTGCGCACAGTGCCACCGAATGCCACCAGTGCATCAAATACAATGGTGTCAGCCGCGGCCACTGCTGGGCCATTCTGGCCGCGAAAGCTCATGGCCGCTACGAAATCACTATCATCACTCATTTAAATCGCTCCATTAATGCCCTGTGTTTATCGTCCCGGTGCTGCACCAGTTCATTTTTAATTATTATCTTGGCGTCTGCTCGCATTTCTCTGTGAGCGACATTTCTGCCGTGCCGGCCGTAGCCGCCGCCGTACCCTCGGTTGCACCGGTATTTTCCGCCATAATCATAGCCACAATGAGTAGCCCTTTGGCTTCTGTGATGCGCCGTTCTACTCATCGGGCTTTGGCTCCGGTTCGTCTGGATTATCTAAATCATCAATTTCAGGCTCTTCGACCTCGATATCTTCAAGGCCACAGGCCGCAAAGGCGCTATTGAGGTCGATTCCGTCGCCGCCTGGCTGAGTCTTTGCCTGAGACAATTTAAGCACAGTGTCGGCCTTCTTGCTGCCATTCTCTGCTTTTTGCTTCTCGGTGGCCGCCTCTTGGACGGGGAACCGGATTTCGTAGCCTTCGGGCAGGTCTTTAAGCATGCCGGCTTGCTGCAGTATCTCAAATAGGCGCACAAGCCAGCCAGTGCAGGGCCCTCGCTGCCGGTCGCGGGTAATCTGGTTTACGGCGAGCTGATCCTCAGAGCCTGCGAGCTGGCCGGAGCCTTCGCCGGTGAGTACGCGCAGCGGGTAGCCTGATTCGGCGGCTATGCCCCATAGGGCGACTTTGACGGTATCGAGTGGCGTATGGTGCGGCGTATCTATCGCCTTGACCGTGCCGCCAGCGGTGGCTATCCAATCCTGGTATTCGTTGGTGAACTTCTCGGCACCTTCCTGAAGGGCCGTTTTGCCGTCACTGCCTTTGGTTAAGGCCGATGATGCAAATTTGGGATCTATCTCGAATGCAATCTTGCCTTTGGCGTTTCTGAAGTATGCCTCCGAGGCGCCACCGGTGGCTTTATCGATATCAAGGATGCGGTTAAATACCGGTTCAAGCGCGCCCATGCCTTCAATATCTGAATCAAGAGCGTTTTCGTTGAGGTGGATAACGCGTGACCAGTGGACCACTAGCGCATTAACACTCGTATCTTTGTTGGTATCGCCACGGGATTGGCGCGTCAGACTATAGAATTCGGGTAGGCCAAACCGGGGATCGGTTACATCGGTGACCTGGCTGGATATCTCAACGCCATCGTAGGCATATGGGATAAAGAACAGCTTGTCGAGCATGGCGTCTGGGTTTCCGGCAACAACGCCCAGCGGCTCTTTTGGGTTGTCGCTGCCATCAGGGACGCCAACATACAGCACAGACATGCGGCCAATACGGTTGAGAATATCGGCCGCCTCAATCTTTTTGTTTAGGCCGGCCTTGAATAGCTTTAGCAGTTCATCTTCAATAACCTGCTCGGCCTCATCGTCGTGGCTAGAAAACACTTCAAAGCCATCGCGCCAGCAGGTTTTAGCCACGCCAAAGGTTAGCCGATTGGCAATGCCTTCGCGCCGAGAATACCGGTACATGAGCTCGAAACCAGCCGTGCCGGCCAGTGATTCGGGATAGCCGTAGATATCGTAAAGGTCGCGCTTGCCTTCGTGTGACAGGCCCAGCATTTGGCCCATTCGTCTGCGCATTGTAGACATTTGGCCAGCAACGGAGTTGGTTATGTCGTTGGTAACTTCGTCTAATTTGGCGGTAAGTGAGTCTATAGTGGCTCGTTTGACCATTAAAGTGCCAATTTGTTATGTTGGTTATTGCTGAGGATAGCATTACTATCTGGTCACAGCAAAATCTCGATGGCTTTTTTGCGCAGCGCTTTGTAAACACGGGGGTCTGGCTGCCTTAGTGCAGACTGAACTATCATTCTGGATTTGAAATTCAAGTATTCATTATGGGCCTCTTCAGGGGTATCAAATAGGCCAATATGCTTTGTTTTTCCATTTTCGCTACACTCGGCCCTGAACCGATCTGACATCCGATGAAAAGAAACGCCTACAGGCCATTCGCCTCTTTTTGCCCCGCTGTCACTCAGCAGTTTATTAGTTGCCTCATCGATAAAAACACATGTTTCTGCGGAGTATATTTTATTGCCATCGATCAGCAAATCCTTGTCAATATTCCTTTCTTGCCATGGCTGCCCTGACATCCAAGCCTTGAAAGCCGTGAAATTTAGCCACCCTTCGCAGACAGTGCATCCTTTGTATGTAGGATGCTTGGATTGATATTCTTCCGAATAGCAGCGCCGAAGCATGTCTTTCCACTTTCGGTAAAACAAGCACATAACCTGCCTGCCGTCGCATATGGCCGCAACAGAATAATCGGCGTCGTTAATTCCGACCCCAAACACTAACTTTGATTTATTTCTCATGGATAACCTTTAAGTCATTAGGTTGTTAGTCGATATAATGCGCCAGCAGGGGACTAATCCCGCTTTCAGCCGCTAAGCCTAGGCGCTAACGTATTATATATGGTGTGCGACTTTAAAACACCATGAATTCCTCGCCGGTTTCGTGAGGGGCGAAAACCATAATTGCACTGTCGATTAAATTACCTGACGGCTGCCCAGTGCGCTTCTCAGTGTCCACCTTTGACTCCACGCGCTTCTTGCTATTGGTGTTTGACTTGACCCAGACAGGGGTCGTCGCTTCCCAGCACAGCTTCATAAACATTTCATCGTCTTCGATGTCGATACTGATTATCTGATCGGCATTCATATCTGTTTCGCCAAGGGCGATAAGCCTGAATGTTGTGTATAGCCGCTGGGCAAATATGCCCCATGCCTGGGCCTTGGCGTTGGTGTATTCGCTGCCCCATGTTTTGCTGTCCTCGATTTGAGGATTGATCTTATCGTCGGCCATTAATACGCCGCTGCCGGCATTGAATGGGAACACATCGACATTCTTTGATATCTGGTAGGCGTCGTAGTCGGATTTATCGTCTTTGATATCTTTGACAAATACATCGACACCATCGCCTAGGCCGCCGCACTCGTCATACTTGAACCGAACAACCCGGTTGCGAATGCCCATGCCAAAGGCGCGCTTTGTGGCCTCTCGCAGGTCGCTAGACTTGAGCCATTCGTCCATTTCTTCGATGACATTGCCATCGGCATAGGTGACGGCATTAAAGTCCTTGCCCTGGCCGGCTGGGTCATACCCGGCAACCTTATCGCCTGATCGCTTGAATAGCGGGTTTCTGCTGGCGAATCTGGCGGCCTTGATCCACTCAAGGTCGATAATAACGTCGCCGCCGGCGCCCGTAGGCTTGCCCAGCCATTCGTGTTCGTAATCTTTAGGCGGCCTGGTCTTCTTAAAGTGCAGGCGTTGACGCTCCAAATGAGGCGGGAAATATTTGTTGTCGGTGTAATTGATTAACTTTGACAGGCAGGAAGGCGGTGGATTCATAACAAACCGCTGATAAGTATCGTCGAGCTCGTTATCAGGGTTAAATATTACAATGATTATCGGCGTACCGCCTCGGGTAATCTTGTCTCTTGGCCTTATAGACGGCAGTAGCTTATCCCAGCTGCGCTTTGTTATGGCCTCAGCCTCTTCGCAGAGAACAATATCAACATCGGCGATAGACTTTAATTTCGTTATGTTGTTCTTCAGTCCCTTAAATATAAATCTTGATCCATTTCGACCGATTATTACCTGCTTTTGTATATCGAAGAAGTGGTTTAAGTTTCGGGAATCTATAGCGTTTTCTATTTCTGACTTGATTGATTCCTCGACAGACTCTTGCAGCTCTCTGGTTACCAATATTCGCACTGGCCTAAGACTGGCCTCAATTACAACGGCGTCTGCGAAGGTATACGTCTTACCCGATCCCCTGCCGCCATATGGCACCCAGTATTCAAGTTCGTCTCGGAAAACCGTGCGCCTAGCTAAAATATCTTTTTCATCGGTATAAAAATAGTCGGCGAAGGCCTCTTGTGGGTACCAATCAAGTTGCATTTTTATGGTCTACGCCTGCCTTCACGCTAGACCAGGCGGTCAACTCTTCAGATGCCTGAAGCTCAACAATAACCCTATCAAGACCAGTAATTCGCGCCTTACCCATAGTGGCCCGCACCATGGCCGATGGCTCTCTGTCCTTCTTGGCCATTTCTCTAGCCTCTTCCAGCTCCGCAATAAGATCCTGCGCCGTTATCTGCGCAGCCTCTGTAACCTCTGCGCGGGCTTTTTCTATTGCAGCCTCAACTATCGGCCGCTGCTTTACTTTCTGCGCCTCTTTTCTGGCCGTCCTCTCGCTTCCTTTTGATTTATACGAGGCCATATAAGCGTTATAATCTGACTCACCGGCGACTATGAGATAGACGAAAATGGCCTCTTTGGTTGTTAGCTTGCGCTCTTTGGCCATTAGTCAAAGCCCCCTATTGAGGGTGTAATTTCCAGAGCCATCCGCAGACTGCACGATAAGCTTTATATTCGTCGATGCCTCTATTGCGATCACCATGCCGAATGACAATGCATCGAGCCGGTGATAATCGTCCCGCAGCTTGACACATTCATCCCGCAGCACCTTAATTTCAACCCAAAGGTTTTCATTTTCCTTGGATCGCTGCCTGTCGCGGCTAATCACATACAGCGCAAACAGCATCCCCATCACAAAGATAATCACATCGACAGGGCTGGCGCCAAGATCAATAAGCCAATTTATATTAAACATTTACACTCTTTGCCTGTTTGTAAATTTATTTAATGGTAGCAATTGGAGGGTGTGGTGGCAAATGGCGCCTATCCTCTAAAGTTATTTATCTCGCTTTTAGTACATGTGCTCAAGTGTTAGAAAGATCAATATATTGACCAGCTATACCGCAGTTTTTTAACGCTTTAGCCTCTCCCGCACCATAAGCAACCAGTACGGACGGAGCGCCGCTATTCGCCTTTGCTCTGCTCCCGTCAACATAATGAAAGTAAAGCCGCCCTTCGATAAACAGAACGGCGCTCGCTTTCGGCCATACCTCTTTAAAAAACATTCGAGTTTCAGTTCGGGCAAAAATTAGAGCAATACCGCGGCCATGGTCTGCGAGCCTCGATAGCCATTTTGCAGCCTCAAGGCCGTAAGGGGGGTTGCACCATACCCGACCAGCCCAGTCTTTATTTAGGCCGTTATCCTCTAACGTGTAGTGGTTTGCCGCCGTTGCCCACGGTCTATCGATAGGTGAGCATGGGTCTAAGTCGAACACTCCTAACGCCTCAATTATATGGGGCGGTGTTAGCCATTCGTCATTTTTCATTACGGGGTTTTGGTGTCCGCCAATTGCCATTATTCTACTTCCTGGTTAATTTGCTTTTAGTACAGTAAAAAGTGTTAGGTAATCAGTTCGTCCTTTGCTGCCTGCAATCGACTTATGACTACGTCGATGGAATCAGGATTATCAAACATGATTTGAAATTGCAGTCCTAATTCAGTTACGGGCTCACCACGCTTATCCTCTGCCACAGCATTACCTACGATCCCATTATCAGGAGCCGGCCAAAATCCAACACCGACCAACCCCTCTTCATTTTTTAAGATATCGGTTACGCCGATAGTGCCATCACCCATAACAATACTAGGTATTTCTTGTCCATCTTCGTAAGCAATTTTCATAAATCCGTATTTCATTTTATTCTCCAATTCTATATTTGCGGGACGTACAGATTTAAGTGTTACGGCATCCAGTGGGACCGCAACACCAAACGAATTTTGTTGGCAGCCACTGAACTTGGTACTTAGCCTCTGCACCGCATTTGCATACTTTCCATGCCATAGTCTAATACTCCGTAGTCGTACAGATTTACAATTTAGGCTGACGCCACTCGCGCCTATTACTCTGTCACTCCTAATAAATTATGGGCACTCGCGCCCGTAGTAACCCGCGATGTAGGCGTTTTTGGCCCATTGTGGCCAGTTCTTATTCCTGACCATCCATTGGGCTGTGACTGAGTTGAGATAGATATCAGCATCACTTGCCCCCATCGAATAGAAATACCCCTTGCCTCGTTTTGTATTCATCATTCATTACCTGTTAGGGGCCAGCGCTACCAGTCCAGCCCTTTAACATTAAACTCTGTCTTGCACTTTGAGCATCTAACCTCACTAACCTCGAATTCCTTATGTTCCTCATACCAATTGCCTTGCGGGCATGCCTGAGAAATAACATGGCCTTCGTCATTGTGGTTATAGCCGCCCGTATCTTCTTCTTTCATCAGGTCAATCATAAAGTCACAATTCGGGCAGTCTACAAATACCTCTATGTCTAACCTTGCTGTTGCTTCTTGCATCGCTCTATCTCCTTCGTATTCGCTCACTCTTCACCCCCAAGCCCAAATAGAGCCGTCAAATGATCGATAATCTGCTTTGCCCCTTCCGGGCCGACAAAGGCCTAGCCGAAACGGGCGGCGTAGCCAGAAAGTTTAATGATCACAGCGCCATCTTTGTCGAGCTCGTCGCTGATCTGCAGCCCGTAATCTTCTGTTCCGATTAGCATTTGTTGGCCTCGCCTGCCTGGTTTAGGGTGTAGCCGTCGGAGATGCCGGTGATCATAAAATCGATTACTGGGGATGCTATTGGTGAGCCGTGCCAACATGGCTCTCTATCCTCGGACGTGGAGTTAACGCAAAATATCTCCGTGCCAGTAAGCGCCCTTACTTTTAAGTCAAAACCTGGCGGTAATGGCACTGATGCCGCATCAAAGTTGCTCAGGCTGTGCCAGTAGTTCATGCGGGGGATGCACTCAGCCTCGCCGCCCATGCCGTAGAGCTTTTGGTCCGACCAGTAGTAGCCGCCTTTAACACTCGTCAAGCGACTGATGTACTTGCCGCCTTTGTGGTCCGTGAATTCGCAATCAATACCACTCTCAATAAGCGCCTGAATATCAATTGATTTAACTGTGGGCTTGAGCCGGATAAGGTCAGCATAGCCCGGTAGAGACGCCATGATGTTTAGTGCTTGAACATGGTCCCCGTCTA